CTTCATCCCGGTAATTATTTCAGTTTTTCAGGCTCAGGACAAGGTTCTGCATCTGCTGTGATGGAGTAGTAGTCAAAATATCTAGTTTTAGATGACCGCGCAAAGCGTGATTTCAACAACTAAGTATTTACATATTGCGGCTGGCAACCTACTGCCACTTTTTAAGAATTAATTTTCAATTCACGGAAGGATTTGGAAAATGGCAAACAGAATAGCAGAGCCTCCTAAAACAAGCTTAAACGAAAGTGGCGGCAATAAGATAAATAAGTTGGAAGCTGTTGTGCGGGCGCTTCTTACAAAATTAGCCAACGATGCGGGAGCTTCGGATTTAGATTATCAAGACTTGCTTGATTCTATTAAGAGTTAACATTTTAGGAGGGGCACACATGAAGATTAAAGCGGTAGAACTAAGGGGAAGAACAGTAACAAGTGCAGATGGTAAAGCACGATGGACAACTAACGGTCAAGAGCATGAAGTTTCCGATATAGTGGGGGCCGATTTATTGAAAAAAAGCCCTACTGGTATGTTTATGGTTGGGTCTTCAACTCCAGTGGTAGGTGCTAAAGCTAAAGAAGACGAAGTAGTAGAAACCAAAAGTGCTTTTGGTAAGGGTAAAAACAAGAGCATGAGTTCTTCTTTTACCAAGTAGGAGTCTTTTAGATGGCTATCAGTGTAACTTTATTACCCTATGCCTTGACTACTTTCGATATGGCCAAGGATCATTTGGGTATACCCGATGCTGTTATTACTTCGGACGAGCGGATCAAGCGTCATATAAATGCGGCTACAGACATGCTTGAGAGGCTTACAGACCGAATGCTGAAGTCTCGAACCGGGTTAGTAGACATTCAATCGGGTAGAAGAAATGATCGTATCCTAGTACCCCAATGGCCAGTAACATCTATTACTGAGCTTTGGGAAGACTGTGACTCAGACTTCACCGATACTACTAAGATAATCCCCTCCTCCGACTACAGGATCGAGACTACCAGTAGGGGCGAGGGCATTGGTATTGTACTCAAGAGTGGTAAGATCTTTCCTAATGGCAAGATGAATCTAAAAATTGTATACGATGCTGGCTATGCCACAGTACCATCGGATCTAGAGGAAGCTTGCCTGTTTTTAATGGATTTTCTATACGATATTCGCCAAGACAGGCGTGTAGGTACAGTGCAGAAGGGCAAGAACCAAGAGAATATTACATATCTTGAGTCACTTCCCCTATGGATTCAGGATACAATAGGAAGATACACCAGGGCAGAATTTGCAAACGGGAACATAGCGATACAAAATGGCTAAAGTATTATTAAAAAACTTGGGAAATGAGATCGAGCGGCGCATACTTATGCGAGTCAGGAAGCTAAACCCCGACAGCCTGGAGCTACGAGAAACTTTGTTGAGAATTGGTATACTATTAGAAACTGAAATGAAGTTTAATATCCGAAGAAAGCAAATTGTGGATACTGGTAGGCTCATAAACTCCATTCGCCATGAGCTATATCAGCGCGGGGATACTGTGGGTGTGCGCGTGGGCTCGTTCGGGGTGCCCTACGCTGCTCAGAATGAGTTTGGTGGGCCATTTACTGATAACCAACGGCGGGCAATGTTCGCAAGTCTTAGGCGCACAGGTAAATTGAGAAGGGATCGCGTGTCCAAGGGTGTTATCCGAGGCAATACTTTCTCTGCTAGGCCATTCTTAAGGCCAGCGGTCGAGACACATAGACAAAGAATCATAGAAATATTTAAAACATTTTTACGGGATTCATTAGCTTGAGTATTGAAAGTGCCATTGTTGACGCAATTGTTGCAAAAGTTGCGGCTGTACCTGGCATTACTACAGTAGCCTTTGATGAAGTTAAGATATCATTTGATGACTTCCAAGAAACTGAGTTACCTGCCGTACAGATATGGGACAATGGGCAGATAATCAAGCATGAGAACCGTAGGGTTCGGGTAGATTGGGCTATGTCCCTAGAGCTTATCATGAAGAGTGATATCGCTGGTGTAGTTATACAGAAAGATCTGTTTGAAAAGAGGCGCGAGATACAATTGACATTATTCGCCCGCCCTAACTTAGATATCCCCGGCGTAATCCATATGGTTTATGTTGGTAATATTAGTGATCTTCACTTTCTAAAGCCCTATTACATTGCAAGGTTGGATATTATTGTTCAGTATTATGATGAATTAGTGGGAACTTGTTAATTTGCGTCATTAGGAGGATTTAAAATGACCAAGAATTTCGCGACGATCTACGCTTCGCCTAATGATGCGATTGCGCTAGAGCAAAAGTTTTTTCTCAAGGAAGAAGGTACAAGGGGTGTGTTGGCAGTTCCATTAGCTGCTGACTTTTTGTTTACCCTGCCGGGAGGATCAGTAAACTTCTCTCAGCCAATCGAAAGTTCGCCCCACAGATCGGGACGACACCACACAAACATCATTAAGCAGAAGACCAATACTGAATGGTCGCTTCCTACCTTCTTTAACATCGATACAACCCTAGGTGCGGTATCCTTGGCTGAGATCGATCCCGCTATGCGGCTTCTTTGGAAAGCCCTAATGGGTAAAGAAGCTACTGCTGGCTCTACATTAGTTTATACTTCTGAAGATCCTCCTACTGTTACTATGTCCATTTATGAGAATGGTGACTTGTGGGCGATCCAATCCCCAGGTGCATTTGTTGAATCTAATAACGCTTCTTTTCCTGGTGATGGCCAAGCTCAAAGTGAGTGGGCGGGTATGGCTAAGACTGCCTACACTGTTGGTATCGGTAATTCCACTATTGATAACTCTGGTGGAAATGTTTTTACTGTAGGTGCTGGTGAGGGCGATCGCTTCCCAGTAGGCGCATTAGTCATGATCCTTGACGCTGATGGCGTTACTCGCTTGGAGAGTACAGATACAACCCCTAGATTGGTTACATCTGTTACTGGTCCAGCAGTTACCCTTGATGGTGCTGCTATTGTAGGAGCGGGCACAGACACCTACCTTGCTTATTATGAGCCAGAGGAGCCGCATGTTGCTATTAATGATCCACAGACTGGTCTTCAGGGATCAATCACTATTGTTGGCCTTGGTAGTGCTGATTGTGTTCGTTCAGCAACACTAAACATGGTCAACAATCACGAAGCTCAAGACTTCTGCTACGGCGAAGAAGGACTTGGTGGGCGCTTGTTTACCCCAGGCGGTCGATTCACAGCTGAATTAGGGCTTGAACTTAACTTAAATCATGACTTAGTTGAGTTCTTAAACCGTATTCGGGACTTCGTAGGTGAAGACATTACCTTAATCTTGGGTGATGCTACTGGTCGGCACATGCAGATCACTGTACCTAAGTCTATTTTTCCTGTTCCTGAGATTTCCGTACCTGATACTGGCACTATTCCAGTCTCATTTACAGGAAATGCATATCAAACAACGCTTGACGCCGCTGATGAAGTTACCGTAAGTTTCCTATAGGGAAATTGGTAACACTAAAGAAGAGGCTACGTTATGGCGTTTGAATTTGATCTAGATACCGAAGCTACCGTATCGGTGATTGTAAGTAAGGACTCAGCAATTAAGGGTACTTCTGAAGAAGCTTATGAGAAGTATTCGGAATCCCTTAATGAGTCCCATCTTACCTTTGTTGACGGTGTGGAGCCTACGCGCTTTGTATTGTTGAAAACACTACCCTACCGTGACAGCAAACTGGTTATGAATAGCCAAGTCACGGTAGGGGAGAACAACAAGCCACAAGTGAATATCAGCTTCATTATGGATGAAGTCAGATGTGCGCTCCAAGGTATCGATGGGCCGAATAGTAGTGCGTATATTAAAGACAAAAGTGATGGCTACGTGGATAAGAAGGTAATCAACTTCTTATATAACCGTGGCGTTCTTATGGATCTTTATAACGCAAGGCGCAATGCTGGTGGTGATGGCGAGGAAGATGTTCCAAAAAAAAGTTAGGAGCACTTCTTGAATTGCAGTTTGCGAACCATACTGCACTAGCCAAAAAAGGGCGTAACTTCAATTGCGCCAAATGCCCCCAGGTTGTTCAAGACAAACGCCGCTGTTGGGAAGATAGGTACGACTTCACAGCTGAAGACAGTAACATCTTCCCAATACGCATACATGAAGGCGGTAGCCTCTTTGGATTTTGTCCTGCAAAGGTAACAAGAGACAGTGAGGCTATTTTTTTGTTTAACACTCTAATAGTTGCATGTGAGACAGGAGCAATGCTTACGGATGGCGGAATATCACGTCAGCCCCGATGGTTTATTCATCTATTATCCTGGTTTTTACCTGCATATGACACAAGCAAGTTCATGCAAAAGGCTCAAATGATAATGGGGGATGGCGCTGATAATAAGTCTACGCAGAATGCCCCTAAGTCTCCACGTGGGAAACGCTAAATGTCTGAAGATTTATTAGTAAATATTGATATTAATACCAACCAGGCGGCTGGCAAGGTAGATAATCTTACTGATAGTCTAAGGCGCAACACCAAACAAACTAAAGAGATTGAGAAAGAGCTTAAGAAGCTTGAGAAAGAGTTTAAGTCTATTGCTACAGCTGTTAAGAAAGTACCCACAGCGGAAATTGGCAAGTTAAATAAAGAAGTAAAAAAATCAGACAAAGCCATGACCAGACTAGGCGCACAGCTTGACAGGACTTCTGGTAAAATGCAGCGGGTTAAGGAGCGAACCATTGGGGCAGAAAGTGCTTTATCTGCAATGGGTGCAGCATTAGTTGCTTTGGGTACTATCCAAGCCATAGATACAATGGCAGGTAGGATACAAAATGCTACGGCGGCTATCTTAAGTTTTGAGAAGAGTATAATACCCACTATTGAGAGGACGAAAGAACTATCTATCTTGATAGGTAATAGGGTTGTAGAGGCATTCACGCAAGTTCGCATAGCTGTAGGATCTGTGGGGTCTGCCTTTAAAGAACAGGTGGCCTTATTTCGGGGTGTTTCAGAAGGAACGAAACGCAGCACCATCTTTATGGTCCGTTTCAGAGATGCTCTACAGAAGATTGGATTAGCTTCTCAGAGCACCAGTACCCTAATGAAAGAGTTAGTGGGCAAGGTAGAAAGTACAAAAGAACAATTTGGTAGAATAAAAACTTTATTCAGGGGAGTATCAGAATCACTAGAAGGAATGCGTAAATCAGTAGTTGTTTTTCAACAAGCATGGTTTGGTACATTTGGGTCAAGCAGCGGTGGTGCAGCACAGGTAAACAAGTTTCAAATGCTACTGCTTAACTTGCAGGGGCGCATGGAAGATTTAGGCAGAAATTCTGCAACCATATTAGCCAAAGGTCTAAGCTTAGCTAAGCAGGGTATAATAAATATCGGAACAGCCCTACCTGGGGTTTTTAAGCAGGTAATGCAGCTTAAAGACTCATTCACTGGATCATTCTTTAAAGTATTTGAGTCTAAGTCAAGAGCACTTGGTGGTAAAATATTTGATTTATCCAAGAAATTTGGAATATTAAACGGTGGCATACTAGGTCTAATAGAATCTTCAGCGGGCGCTGGTGTTGGTCTATTGGGTCTTGGCGCAATTATAAAAAGCACTGATAGTAAAATACTAGACTTCATAGGATCAATAGTCCAAGCCATTGGTATTTTAGCCATTGGGTTCTCTACAGCGGGCACTGTTGTTATAGGAGTGGTTGGCAGCATAGTATCTGCCATTGGCGGTAAGTTATTAGCGGTGATGGATAAGTGGGAAGAAAAGTTTGCTAAGGTTCAGCAGACTACCAAGGCTTTTGAGTTTGTGGTTAGGGGATTTGGTAAGAGTGTAGGAGAGGAAGCTGTTGGGTCAATTGCTTTCTGGAATGCTCAGATAGCGGAGATGGTTAAAACCACTACGTTTGGGGCTGCATCTATACAGAAGGGTATAAAGATTCTTATTGCAGAGGGGCAAGCACTAGGATTAACAGCTGAACAAAATGCCATGGTGCTAAAGAGAGCCGCTGATATAGCTGCAATAACTGGAAACAATTTAGAAGATGTCTCGTTATCTTTTGCTAAAGCACTTGGGGGTGCAGCGGGGACAATGCAGACATTTGGTATATTTACAGACGAAGCTACCCTAAAGCATTCTAACTATGCACATAGTTTGGAGGAGGGGACTAACGCAATAGGTAAGAATGGTAAAGCCTTGCTCGTGATGAATAGTGTATTTGAGCAGACAGCGCCTATTGTTGGATTTGCAGCGGATCAATTGAATACAGTCACAGGTGCTAGTCAGCAATTAGAGCAGACACAGACAACATTGGCTGCAAAGCTCGGCTCAACTAATGATGTATTTGTACAAATGACACAGATACAAAATTCATTCTTTCAGGCATTAGTGGATTTACCATCCGCTATTCACAATATTATTAGTGCTGTAGTTGAATGGGGCGGTGTGATTCTTAAGATCACGGGTACATTGATATCTATGTCATTAACTATAATATCTATTAAGAGCGCCTTTACATTTTTAGATTTTATTCTAGTTAAAAGTACCGCAGCTACTATAGCGTTAAATTTTGTTCTAGGCGTTACTGCTGAAAAACTTGGTGTAAATATACTTAGGGTTACTAACCTTAAGACTGCTCTGCTGGGTCTAGGAACTGTTTTAAAAGCAGGTGTAATTGAGGGTATGAAGTCCTTCGTCCTAAGTTTAGTGAATGGAGCTAAGGCTGCACTTCAATTTATAGCGCAGATGTTATTCACGCAGGTAGGATTGACGGGTATAGCTATTAGAATTGATATGGCTACAGCAGCATTACTTAGACTAAATGCACAAATGTTACTGAGCCAAGCAGCAATGAGAAAGCGATTAGTAGCAGCAGTAATTACAGGATCGATAGCACTAAAAGAATTTACAGTAACAACTTTCTTTACCGTGGCAGGACTACAGGGGTTAGCGATTGGTCTATATACTGCTACTTTATCCGTGGCACAGTTTACAGTTGCATTGCTATCTAACCCATTATTTATAAATGCAGTAGTAATAGCTAGCTCGTTATTTCTGGTAGTTCGAGCATTTAAAGAGATACGCAAGGAGATGACAGCTTTAACCGCAGTCACAGGCACAAATAAAAAGCAGGTAGAAGACTCAATAGATGTGTGGGAAAGGCTAGGAAAGCTGGTTACTAGAGTAACTAGATTTTTTGTAAATTTTTCCAAAACTTCTGTTGTTGGTTGGATGGAGATAGTAGTTGCTATTAAAATGGCTGTGCTGGGGTATCAATTAGCTTGGGCAAGTGTAACACGAAACAAAGAAGCTATTGTTAAACTAAAGAAAGAATCTGCCGCACTTACCCTTGAGATGAGGAATCTAAAACAAGTTGGGGATAATGCTTTTATTGGTATGGGTAACGCACTTGAGGATACAGCTGATGCAGCGGATAAAGCAAATGTTGCCCTGCATGATATGAGTAATACATTAAACGATCTTACTAAAGCAGGTAGGGGTTTTTCTGAGAGTATGAAGCTTGGCGCTGAAGCCATGGAGTCTGTGGCTGTAGACGTGTTTGGTGATGAATTTGACAAAGCTAATAAGAAGTTACAAGAGACTAAACAGGCATTAGATAATCTTACAAATATTGGGATAATTAAAATTGGAACTTCTTTTGAATTACCTACGGCAGCTAATTTAGAGAAACTATTTAAGGGTAAGCTAAATACTAAAGATGATACTGCTGTTCTTGTGGGGGCTGATGAGGAGCAAAGGCAAAAAGCGTTACTTGAGATGGAAAGAGCTAGGGCTGAGCTACAGAAACTTAGGTTAGACTTTGCAAAAGAATTAGGTAGGGTACATAAGGATCTAGCTATAAATGCCCTACGTGATAATAGCAACGAGATCGCAGCCATAAAAATGGCTGGTAGTATAAAGCTCGCTGATTTCCAGGCTCAAGTTATTGCACAAGAGAAACTAGGTGCATTGTCAGCGAAGGAATTGGTATTAAAGAATCAGATAGTTAAAGCAATTAAAGCTGCAACGGCGGCTGAAGTTGACAGGGCTGTAAAGAAGGCAGCTGAATTAGTCAAAGCTGAAAAGAAAAGGCTAAATGATGAAAATATAAAAGCTCTTAGTGAGCAGAGCAAGTTACTTAAGGAACTGAATAGACTTAATTCAAGTAATGTGGTGGGGTCTGAGAATGCGTTAGCAGCGGCTATGGATCAATATGAGATAGATACGGATATATTAAATAATCTACGCAGTAGATTACTCACCAATAAAGAATTGTTAGACAGTACAGGAAATATCAAACAAGAGTACCAGAACATACTTGATATAGGTTCAAAAGCAGCAGCTAAAAAGCTACAGCTTGCCCTTGATAAAGACTCATTTATTGGCCAGATGAATGATGCTCTTAGTAAGATTAAACCCGTTACGATTGGCGGTGGAATAGCACTTGGTGTTATAGAAGCTGGCTTCACGGTAGCGGATAAGATAAGAGCAGCATTTAGGAGCGTTAATACTACCCTGGGAGATCTTTTCAAAGGGATAGATCTCAGCGCATTTAAGGGTATATTTAAGGGATTTGATGTTACTAAGTTAAGTGAGTTCGGTAAAAATGTAAAAAATGCTTTCTCTGCAACTAACTTTTCTAAGCTGGGCAAAAATATAGGAGATATGGCTAAAAATATTTTTAGCCCAAAAAACTTAAAAGAGGCAGGAATATTCCTAGCTTCATCGGCGGCAGATGCTGTAGTAGGAATTGCTGATTTATACACTAAGTTCCTTGATCCTTCATTTATCCAGGGACTTGCTGACATGTTTGGCAACTTGGACAAGCTCCCAGATGCTTTAATAAAAGCATTTAATAATTTAATAAATAATTTAGATAAAATTATTGATAGTGTGGTTGATGCCTTCTCTAAATTAATAGATAAGTTGCCCGCCATACTTGCAAAAATATTGGATATGCTACCGGCTCTTATTGATTCTCTTAGTGATGTGCTTGAAAAATTAATTGATGCTATACCGGGGCTTGTAGCACAAGTGCTGGAAGCCCTGCCTGGTATATTGTCTAAGTTGCTGGAAAGATTACCCGATATATTGTTTAAATTAATTTCAGCCATTGGAAATATTATCGGGCAATTAATTTCTGCCATACCTGGCATAATAGTACAAATCTTCGAAGCTCTACCATCCATAATAATGGCCATTATTGATGGCATTATGGACGCAGCAGATTCAATATCTTTAGCTGTCATGGATTTCATGATCGAAGGTATTCCTAGAATTATAGCTGCTTTCATAAAAATGATACCAAAGCTGGTAGTAGCCATTGTAAAGGGCATAGTTAACGGGACAATCCGAGCCTTCGAAAGATTCTTTAATGGGTTTGAAGGTCCGACTAAAGCTATACAGAAAATAGGAAAGCAATTTCAAGAGGGGGTTAATAACCTAGCCAAGAAAGCAACCCAAGAGGCAGGTAAATTATTCAAAGTCTTAGATATTGAAGCTGCTACCCGTGGGCAAGACATGGCCAAGCAATTCCAAGAGGCTTTCGACAATGGCGTAAAGCTCATGGTGATCAAATTCAAGGGTCTATTTGAGATATTAAAAGACCTTTGGACTGGGCTAATTAACTTATTGGCTAAAGCTTGGACTTGGGTTTATGACAATGTTATTCAGCCAATCGCTGATATTGTACAGAAGGCTTGGACTTGGGTTTATGACAATGTAATACAGCCAATTGCCGATGTTGTGCAGATGGCTTGGAAATATGTTTACGATACTTTTATCGAGCCAATCATTACCGTTGTACAAAAGGCATTCGAGTGGGTACAGACAAATATACTAGCCCCCCTAGCTGGGGTCGTTCAAGAAGCGTTTGGCTGGGTCGCCACTAATGTATTTGAGCCTATAGCTAAATTATTCGAGCCAATATTCACAGCGTTTAATGATGGGTTAATGGCCTTCTACAACTTTATCTCCCCAGTATTTGAAGCATTCGCAACGGCTATGAAAGCATTTGGTGACTTCATTAAGCCAGTCTTTGATGCACTTAAAGTAGCAGCTGATTCCCTCAAAGCATCTTGGCAAGCCATAAAGGATCTATTCGCAGGTAAAGATGCGGGTAAAGTATTTAATGACTTGGGTACTAAAATATGGACTGGGTTAAAGAGTGGTATAGACAGCGCAGCCGCTACTTTCAAAAGTATCGGTACAAACATGTGGAATGGACTAAAGGAGGGTCTTAAAACTGCCGGTACTGTTGTGGGGGATGCCTTAAAGAAGCTTGATCCTACAAACTTGATGAAGAAGATATTTGCTATACCGTCTTCAGCCTATGGTAAGGGTGCTGTTGAAAAAGTAATTGGCTTAGATGTACCCTTTGTTAAATTTGCCCAAGGTGGTGTTGTTCCTGGTAACTCCCCATTTGCTGGGGATAACCTAAAAAATGACAAGATAGCTGCAATGCTATCCCCAGGTGAGATAGTTATACCCAAGTCGGTTCTAGAATCTGATCCACTTCTTAGACAGCTTGCCTTGGATTTAGCCAAGGGTAAAATGAATAGATTCTCAGGCGGTCTTTTCGGTGGGGGTGGTCCCAGCCTAGGCGATCTTGATCCTACGAATGGGGCTGTTAGTGATGCGGTTGGGGGTGCTCTCGGTAGCGTGGGCATAGGAACTGGTGGAGTGTTAGGATCGTTAGCTAAAGGTGATATAAGTGCTCTTGAGCAATCTGTTATTGCTGCATACAAAGCTCTCATAGATCCAAAAGCCGAGATAATGAAGCATATTAAAGAAGCTATTCGCAGTATGATGAAGCTTCACAATGGGGGCATGGTCCCAGGATTTGCAGCAGGGGGCGAAATGCCAGCCATGTTGCAGTCTGGTGAATTTGTGATGAGTCGAAATGCTGTAGGCAAGCTAGGTAAGCCATTCTTAGAGGGTCTAAACTCTGGGAAAAACACAGGAACAACTGTTACTGAAGTTGAGTTAGGCGGTATCACTGTCAACACAACTCAGCAGGTGGATCAGAACTTTATTCGTACTCAATTAATGCCTATGATTAAGCGAGAGATGAAAGAGGCGAGCCTAAGAGGTGAGTTCCTGATCTCACAGAAGGGGATTAGAGCAACATGACAGTAACCACACTACCCTATGGATATCTTGAGCGTGACTATCTTGTGGAAGAGTCAGGATATATTGGGGAGGGTGCGCGTGGTGCTATGGCTATGGAGGCGCTCTTTCAGCGTGTCCAGGCTACAGGTATGCAGATCCTATTCACTATCTACAATACAACCAATGTACGAATACTATGTGACTTCCCCAGTAGGGGTAACGCAGCTAGGCTAGGTGAACCTACAAATAATGCCTGGGGATTCCTTGTTGGTACTGGGCAGAACATAAAGGCGAACACCACACAACCTGGGGACTTTTCCCCCCTCAACATGAATACAGATGTTGTAGAAGAGGTGTGGAGAAGTGCAGATACAGTTAGGACCAATATCAGAATTGACATAGACACCGAGCGCGAGCAAGGCGTGTTTATGGATACCTTCAGTCTCCAGAATACTAACCTAACGCGCTCTGCAATTGTGCGAGTCATAGGGTCAAATGTATCAAATTTCTCAGTAGTAGACTTTGATCAGACATTGGTAGTTATTGATGATCCTAACCTCTATTGGATAGCCCCGGATCTTCCCGCCACTGGACAACGGTATTGGCGAATATTAATTGATGATCTCACCAATCCAGATGGATTCGTATCCATAGGGGCGGTGTTGTTCGGGGTAAGTAAGATCCTACAAGGTGAATGCATGGTCGATCAGATCTCTTTTACTGAGAAAGACTTTGCCGATACAGTAGAGACTGAAGGATTTACCAACGTGGCTAACTCCAGGGCTTTGAAGAAGCAGCTGGGGCTTGAGTTTAGATCCCTAGATTCCACACAGCTTGAGAACTTTAGCAAGTTAAAGAGTATATTCAGAGAATCTAGAACAACACTAAAATGCCTTTGGATACCAACGCCGAATAGTGGGTCAAATGTTCCCGCTGTTACTGAGATGTCCCGGTTTGCAGTATTCTCCAAGCTTGTACAAGTTCCTTCTGAAGCCCATAACAGTAAAGGGGCAACAGCTAACTATGTGTCATTTAACATCGAACTTGATGAGAGTAGATAATTGTCTAGTGACGATAGAAAAAGATATCTAACTGCCACTACGATTGATCAAGACTTCTTGGACGACTCGCATGATAATCTATTAAATGAACTTCGCATGGTAGCCAAGATAGGAATACCTCCTTATGTTAAAACGAGTCTGCCGTACACTAATCCTAGCGGGAATATTGTCCGTTTTACTGCTATTGGGCATAGGGTTAAGCAAGGTGACTCTATCACAATTAGTGGGGCCACTGATGCTGCTCTTAATGGATCTTGGACAGTCACAGTAGTAACAAGAGATACCCTTGAGTTCACAGCTGGCGCTCCCCCCTCTCCTGCAACTGGTGCATTAAATATAACCGCACTACGATTTATTTATATATCAGACAGAAATACCTATGTGGGGAATAAGTTTTACCCATCCCGCACTAGATTCCCGGTAATAAAAAGAACAGTAGGCGAATATATTAGCCCTATACTTGAGCTAGAAACAACTTCATTTGAGATTAATAATGCTGATGGAGAATTTAACGATCTCCTGCAAGCAGGGGATGAGTTTAAAAGCTGGATTGGTAACGATGTTGAGATACGCATGGGATTACGTGATATTGAGTCCACGTATATAACAATCTTCGGTGGTACTGTTACCCCTGAGTCTGGGTATGCCCGTACTGTTAAGAGTATACGTATTATTGCCAGAAATAAATTTGATAAAATTAATGCTACCTTCCCCACAAATGTACTTACCCTAGCCAATTTTCCTGATCTAGAATCAGACAAACAAAATATAATTACCCCACTTGTCTATGGTGATTGGACTGTGGATATGGAGCCTAATTTTGCTTCGATTCCAGCACTTCCTACGAATGGAGCCAATAACAATGTAAATGGCACTACTGATTTCTCTGTGAATGTGCAGGTAATTATTTCCGATCATGACAATGTATACCTAGATACTGCCCATGTTTACTTGAAGCGCGGGGATAGTGCTTGGTTAATTGATTCGGGGGATATCCTAAATGTTGTAGGCAATAGAACATTTGAAATCAACCAACAAAGCGCATTAATGACTGCCACAACCCCTGAGACTGACGATGTTGCCTTTGAATATAGTTCAGGCGATCAGTTTTATGTGCGCGTTATTGGTAAGTCAATTGCAGGGGATGATACTAACATCGTAGCTATTGCTAAAGACATACTTCTAACCTACGGGGGTCTAGTAACAGGGGACTTTGATGCAAGCTGGGCAACATATGAGGCGAAGGCAACCCCTACTGTGTCGGCTATTTCTACCTTCAAGGCGCGAGCCCACATAGATGAAGCTGGTGGGGCTCTGGAGTATGCTCTTTCCTTGTTAGAACAAGTGCGCCTAGAGGCTTTCATTGATAGAAATCTAAAGGTTAAGATTTTATCTACCCATTTAGAGGATTTTACCCCTGCCCCCTCATACAATATTCAAAATTGGCACATTGAGAAAAACTCATTCCAGCCCCAATTGGATTCAAGGAATAACTTTAATCGCTGTAAGGGGCAATATAATCGGCTACCTAACCGAAATGAGCTATTTAGTGAGACTCCTATATTTAAGAACCAAGCGGCTATTGACGATATAGGTAGTGCCATATCAAAAAGGATACTTTTCCCCAATCTAGTAGATGGTACAGTAGTAGCTAATCAGGTTAAGGAAGTCCTACGCATTACCTCCAGCTATTTGGAGTACGTGGATGCAAGCCTTACGTGGCGGGCTCTGCTTCTTGATATTGGGAACTTTGTAAAACTAAATGTGAAAATACAAAGTGTGCAGTTTGATAATGTGCCAGCGGTTATAAGGGAAATCGGTTATGATCCAGATGGCCTAAAAATACCCGTTAAGCTTTGGTCTTTACAGATGGTCCCCTTTCCTGGGTACACTCCTGGGTTTAATGGAATAACAGGTGGATCAACGGCCACAATTGAAGAGGAAACTTAGACATGACTGTAGCCCTAACAATCTCAGAGACAATAGATGGCGCAGCTGTGGCCGACTCCATTGAGGGTGGCGGTGTTGGGTCTGATCTTGGTACGGTAACGAATAGTGGCTATGCCCCAAGGATCAATAAGACAGCAAACACTGGGCGACTAGATCTGTTTATTCGGCATGATGGGGTAAACGAGATTACCGACTTTCAAACCTTCATACAAGAGTATGGCACTGATACCGGCTTTGCCTACGGTGGTGGTCAAACCCCTACAGATGATCTTACCAATATAAAGAACCTGGGCGCAGTATCAGGGGAC